TCACGCCACCGCCCGAGACCCAGATGACCCAGATGGTCTGGACATCAATGTTGATCAACTGGGGTGCCCAGTTGGTGGCATCCGGCGACTGCAAGGACCAGGAAAAGATGGGGTCGAGACTCAATCACACCTCCATGCGCCATTGAGCCTCTTGGCTATCGCGCCCGTGCCAGAGCCCGCGCAAGGATTGGCAAAGGTGCAATCCGAGCAATAGATGGTGGTCCCATTACTGGACGATGGGAGATTGGCAAACGTGAGTCCGAGCCAGGTCATACCGGATACGGATGGATAGATGTTCGTGCCATTGAGCGCGGCATAGGAACTGCCCCACGGGAAACTGGAAATGGTATTCTCGTTGTTGTCGGAGTCGATCAGGTAGATCCGGTCATCCGTCATGGTGCTGGAAGCTGCATTCAGACCGGTATCAAGTTGGACACCATGAAGGGCCACTTTCCACAACGCATTATTGTTGGCATGGGCAATGATGGGAACGGTGGACGTAGTTTGCAGGGTGGAATTGATGACGGTCAATTCAGATTTGGTCGTCGCAATAGCCCCGATCTCCAGTTGCGCTTTGTCAGGTGCGATGTTGTCGGCGAACTGGGAGTTGATGACGGTGTATTTGCCAGGGAGGTGAAACTTGAGTGCAATGTCGTCGGTATACACAACATAGTGGACATCCACTTGATTGAGCACCGCAGAGGCGAATGCGCTCCCTCCGTTGGTTAAGTCATCGGACCCGATTTGCAGGAAATTGCTCCCGCCGCCCACACTCTGCTCTGCATGATAGTTGTTCAGCGTAAAAAAGACTGGCTGGAGGAAATAGAAATCACGTGTGTTTAAGCCACCGGACCCGTTATGGATCGTGACAGTGGGGCCATTGGCACCAGGCAGCCCAGTCAGCATTTGCATCGCCACCGTGTTATTGAGGGGAAAGAATCCTTTGAACATGAGGACTGTGGTATTGGCCGCGAGACCGGCTTGGCTCTCGTCGATATTGACTCCTACCCCGCAATTCTCAACATTCAGCATGTTGAAATCGACCTCAGAGGTCGCATGGTCTAATGTCGAGCCAAGTTGCACGCACGTCGTGAAACTATAGACGGCAATGTTGGTGAGGGTTGATGGCCCATTATTACTGCCAGGATCGCGTGAGGTGAGATGCAGGCCGACTGTCGAGCCTGACCCGCCATTCAGGATCTCGAAATCACTCATGCGCCAGCGCACATTGTTGGAGATTTTCAGCGCAGTGCCGTTACTGCCGACATAATACAGAATGGTGGCTTGTGCGCCACCGCATCCCTGGAGATTGATCGTTGTCGTACCGGAGCCCGCCTGAAGGACGAGCCCTGTAATTCTGTAAGTGCCGCAAGGAAAGAAGATGGTGCCTTTTGTTGAAGCCACGGCAGCAGTGATGGCTGCCTGAATGGCTGCTGTATCATCCGTTGAGCCATTGCCTACTGCCCCAAAATCTTTCACGTTGTAGACTTCCGCAAACCGCGCATCGAGCGCCCGTGGGGTCGTCGTCCCGCTGGCCGTCACCGTGGCCGAGGTCAAAGTTGGTGCGACAAGGGTTTTGTTGGTGAGGGTTTGCACGGAGTCCGTATCGACCAACACTTTGGTGACACTCCAGGCGGGATAGGCCGACGCCACCACCAAGAGTCCGATACTCGCCCATTTCCAGAAGCGGTCCATGCGTCCTCCTACGGCGTAAAGATGTTCACGGCAGCGGACTCGCCGAAGCCCATCAGCGAGTCGGTATAGCTTGTCAGTTCATCAAGCCCGAGATGGAGACTGTCGGAAGCCACAATGTTGGTCGGCTCAGATAACGTGAGGCTCGCCGTTTCCGTCAGGCCGATCCGCAACTCATCCTCATAGCCCGTCAATTCGTCCAGCCCCATCCCGAGCGCGTCGGGCGTACTAATAGCGTTCTCGTAGTAGTACGGTTCAAAGACGCCGACTGAAAGGCTATCGGAGGCGGTCACCGCCACGATGTCTGAGGGCGTGGCGACCACTTCAGACTGATCTTCCAGATGGCCCACTTCATCGGAGACGGTCAGTTCGACCGGACCAGAGATCACAAGAGTCGCCGTCTCCGCCAAGCGCCCGAGCGTATCGGACGCAGTGACGGTCGTGGAGCCGGATTGATCCACATTATTGACTTCCGTGAGCCCCACGATGGCCTCATGCACAAACACAAACACGAGTGGCGAATCGGTCACCGGTCCAGGTTGCCCGAGAATCAGCGGAGCGGTCGTATTGGCCATTGACGCGCCACTTTTGGCCACCGTATTGGTATTGACCGCATCAACATACAGCACGGCATTCGCCCCATCGGCCACCCAGACATAGTAATGGGCGGCGAGATCGAGCAACGTATAGGAGGTTGAATACACCGCCGTGCCGCCTGCGTCGAACGTGCGAAATTGCAACGCGGCCCCCTCGCGATAGACGGCATACTCCCAGGCGCTTTCGGAGCGTTTGCCAAACAGGCCTTCATAGAAGGAGGTGTACTGCGGCTGATACCAAAACTCGAAGGCGAAGCTATTGGTGGTGAAACTGAACGCGGTATGATCACCGATGAACACGAAATCATCGACCGTGTTAAACCGGACGCAGGTATTTGGATCACCAGAAAGGAGACTGGGTCGCCCGAGCGTCACGGCACCCACGTAGATGCCGTGGCGGCCATGACCGGAGCTATCCACGGCGATTTCATTCCCGCGCTGTGAGGTGCCCATCGTTTCACTGGCCAATGGACACCCTGCCAGCAACATCAGCGGACCCCCATGCGATGCCACTGCGTTGGCGTATCATTCACCAAAATGCGCCCCACTTTTTGTTTATCGAGGATCACTTCCACCACCATCGGCTGTCCAAATCCTCCCGCACGGTCCAACGGAATCACGGCTTCCGGTCCTGCCTCGCCGACAAGGGCGAGCGTTGGTCCCATGACGATACCACCTTCCGCCAAGGCGATTGAGCCAAGCCCGACGACTGCCGATCCGGCTGCCGCCTGGATCGCTCCCAACCCAATGGCGGCGGCGGCGGCGGCTCCAATAGACAAAGCCGTTGCTCCAGCAATCAAGGAACCGGCAAGCCCTTGTCCACCAGGCACGAGTGCGGCAGCGGTGGCAGCAGAGAGCATAATCTTCGCAATCGTCTCGGCCACAATGAGCGCCACGCCAATCGCCGCCGTGCCAATCGCCATGATTGTGGCCAGTGTCCCTACCATCGCGCCCGCCACGCCAATCGCCCCTGCCTTCGCAATCACCACACGGGCCGCTTCCGTCTCCCCAAAGATCGCCAGTCTCGCTTTTTCCATGCCTTCAGTAATGACCACCATGAGTTGCGATTTGATCAAATACTCCGCTGCCATTTGAATGAGGGTGTTGAGGAAGGCTTGTAACAAGGTGATCTGAAGGTTTTGCCAGAACTGGGAAAACTTTTGCCCCGTGACAATCCATTGCGCGGTGGCATTGGTGAAATTGTTGCTGATCTGAGCCAAGGCAAACGTATTGCCTTGGACCAACGCTTGCAGTTGCCGCTCCATGAATGTCGGATACTGTCGCGCCAGCGCGATGCGCTCCGCTTCCGCCTTGCGGTAGATGGCCGTGATCTGATCCTGCGTCATATTCGTCGCGGATAATTCCGCATCGAGGTTCGCCTCAATGACTGCAAGCCGCTTGGCGCGTAACGTGTTGACATCGGCGAAGCTGGACTCGGCAATCTTGAGATCGGATTGCGCGATGGAGAGCGCGGCATTCCGGTTGATCTGCACCTCTTGTTTGGCATTCTGCGCGATCTGTCCCAGCCGGTTTTGATCCAACACCGCCAGCGAGGCCGCGAGTGCGGCAGCCTGATCCTTCGAGGCTTGCGCTTGAGCCGCCGCTTGTTCCCGCACCGTGATGATCGCCGCCCAACTCGCCCCTTCACGGTAGAGCGCGGCAATGACTTTATCGGACGCCTCTTGCTGTGCCTGGGCAATAGCCTCCACGGAGGCCTTTTGTCGAAGCGTGGCCCCAATCTGCCGATCAATCGCCCGCAAGGCCGCATCGCCCTCACGGAGAAAGCCACTGGCAACCGAGGCCCGATCTTGCGCGGCGGCCAATTCATCATTGGCCTTGGCTAAGGCTTCAACAGCCGTTTGCTGTTGCTTAAAGGCCTCTAGTCCTGTTTGGGCAAACAGTTTTGTGAGTTCGATGCCTTCCTTGAAATTTTTGTTGAGATCGTCCGAGAGGTACTGCCCGAGCGCTCTGGCCGCATTGGCTTCGGCAATCGTCTTTTCGATGGCCTGATCCCACAAAGCCCCCATGGTGGTGCCGACCGTATCGAGTCCCGCAAAGACTTTCCCCAACGCCTCTTGCCGGAGCCCTTCAAAGACTTTCAGGACATCATCAAAATCCCGCCCGACCGCAGCCAATTTCCCGAAGGCCTGAATGCTCTTCGGAACAATGACCTCCCCTAAATGCTTCTGGGCTTTCGAGACCGCAACAATCCCCTCAACTGCTTGGAGAGATTTCCCGCGTGCCATCTCCCAGGCGATCTCGAAACTCACGCCGAGTTGCTTGACCAACTCCAACGCAATCGGCGTATCGCGCACGATAGCGCGACCAAACTCCTGCTGGGCTCCCTCGGCGGAAATGTATTTCTTTTTCAAGTCATCGAGGGCCTCCTGCATCTCCTCGGTGACGGTAACGGCTCCCTTGATGTCCGGTTTGGGAATCGCCAGGGGCGCATTGGTAGCCCCCGTCGCTTTATTGATGTCGATGAGAATTTGCGCGAAGGCAGCCCCGACCGATTTCGCTTCGTTCCATTTCTGGATCAGCCCCGTGGTGGCGGCGATCATGCTATTGAGGCCATCCACGACCGCTTTGACCAGCGGACCAAAGGCCACTCCGACTTGAATGATGAAGCCTTTAATGGCTAACTGAAGATCATCGAAGGAATCGCTCGTGGCTTCGAGTTGTTTTTGGGCCGAATCTTCGAGGATCAGCCCAAACTCCCGCGCACGTTCAGCGGATCGTCGGAAGGAGGCCGACCCATCTTTCAAGGCCACGAGCATCCGTGAACCGGCGATGCCGAACAATTCCGTGGCGAGCGCGGTCTTACGGAAGCCATCTGGCATCTGCTGAAGGGCATCGGCGATTTGGTCAAGGACTTCGGCGGGTTTCTCGGTCCCTTTAATGCTAATGCCGAGCGCATAGAAGGACGAGGCCGCTGCGCTCGATTCATTGCGGGCTTCCTGCACATTCCTGGCGAGGGTCCGAAACCCGACCGCCAGTTGGCTAGACGAGAGGCCGACACGATTAAGCAGGACGCTATAGCCTTCCAGTTGGCTCGCCGCAATGCCAGTCTGGACCGACAGCTTCCCCATCTCATTGGCATAGAGGGCGGCGGTGCGAGTGGCTTCAACGGGGAATGCGGCGAGATGTTTGGCGGCATCAAGCGCCCGAGCAGCGATATTGGACAACACATTGCCGAGCGCAGTACCGCCCGCAATGAGACCGACCGCCGCTTTGTCTGCCTCGACCACACCCTTGGTGAAGCCGCTGGCATCCATCCGTAGGCGGGCGACAAGGTCTGCAACCGTAATGGCCACTTAGCGTTTTCTCCTCGCTCGTGCCCGCGCTGCCGCTTGTTTCTCTTTGCGGATCTTCCGGTCAAAGTAGGCCTGCCAGCGGACCAGTTCGACGCAGTCCATCTCTTCGACCAGGCGGGCGTGGGTCATGTGCTTGTCGTCGGCGATGGCGTACTCAAACTGCAATTCAGGATGGAGGCCGAAAGTGATCTGCGATGACCGCTTGGCCCTCCTTCGACCAGCCATTCAGATCCATCGCCGCCTTGGCAATCACTTCCGCGACAGCGGCGGGAAGTTCATCAACTTCCTCTGGCGTGATGACGGGCTCGACCATACAGGCCGCAATGATCGCCCGTGAGAGCAGCAAGCCGTGCTCAAGGTCGGACATCGCCGCACTCTTGTCTTTGTTGAGCGCCAAGAGTTTGTTGCGCTCCGACAACTTGATCCGCTTGATCACCACGGTGGTCCCATTGCCGTCGATGGGGACAGTCTGGGTTTGACTGTCCGCCATCTTGAGTAACGCCTCTTTCGTGATCGACATGACTCTCCTTTCCGTCTTAGGTGGTCGCCGTCGCCCGTGTAATATCGCCTGCCGACATGAAGGACAGTGTATTGACCAACGGGGTGGCCACTTCGCCGTCCACAATGGTGCGATTCGCCTGAATCGCCAACATGGAGTATTCAGGATTCGTCGCGCCCCGACTGGAATTGACCGGTCGGAACCGGAAGAGGAATTTCCGACCCGAGGCACTGAGGTCGCGCAAGGTCCCCACAAGCACATCAATGTTCTCTTCGCCATCCGCCGAGGAATAGGACTGCATCAACTCAATGTCGATGCTGGCATCGCCCAACCCGAGCGCATGGACACGGTTGGTGCTGCCAAAGGTCGTGACATCGTGATCTTCAAACTCTTCATTCCAACTCAAACTGCGGCACCGACCGGAAATGACCCGATCTGCGCTCGCCGTCCCTGTGCCAACCGCAATCAACGCGTTGGTGAAAATGACTACATCTCCCATGTCTGGCACTCCTTTATGCTACGGTGGTCGCGACACTTGTTTCTTTGCAGTGCGGGCAATACCAGGCCCCAGGATTGCCCATGGTGCTGACATCCACTTTTTGGTCGTGTGAACAGACCGCCCTTTCTTGCTTGGCCACTTCCGCCAACGCCAGATCAAGCACCGCCAAGGCGGCAATCATCTGGGAACGGGTGGCTTCCAAGGTTTCGCGAATCATCAGGTACTCCGTAATATGTCATAGTTGCAGGCAAACACCGGTCGGCTAATGTCATCGAGCCCGAGATAAAACGGCGACTGCACGCCCACGATCCAGTGATAGGTCCGTCCCCCCAAGGCCTTGTCCCGAATGCCATTCAGCTTGGTGTGAGCACTTTGCATGAGCGTGTCGGCAGCCGGATAATCAGAGGCCCGACACCGCACCTGCACGGTCATCTGCTCGCACACGGCCCCGCTGAACGTCCGCAGATCCGGCAAGCCTCCCGTAGGGGTGACGACGGCTGCCGAATTGGGCAACTCGAAGAGATCGCCGATATGCACGGTCGCGGCAAAACTGCCAGTCACCAACAGGTCGCGAATATCATCGGCCATGCCCATTACTTCCCCTTCACATTCCGCTTATAAAACCAATTCGACACATCAACGGAGACAGCCTGAATAAGTTTTTCAGGATGGTTGGCCGCCAACACCGCTGGGTGCTCCAGATATTTCCACTGCCCCACCCGACTCCATTTGTTATCGGGATACTTCCGTCCACTCGGCGACACCCCACCGGTCTTACCGGAACGCGGGTTTTCATGGACACTCACCGCATACTTCACGGCAGAATTGCCCGCCCCGACAATCACCTCCACCGCGTCACTTTCGAGGTACGGGCCATAGGTCTGGATACTATTTTTCAATGCCGCCGTGACGACCGGCACATAACTGTCTTTGGATTTTCGCATGATCTCGCTTTGTGCAAATCGAAAGAGTGGACCCGCCATCAGTTTGGGCGCCTGCTGCCCCGCGAGCCGCAACAGATCCCGCAATTCCTCCATACCGGAAATTTCGTAGGCCAAGTCTTTTTTAGCCACAGATCACCACCGTATGATCATGGACCCCGCGATAAAACACCGGACGCACTTCCCGACTAAGGGGCGTGGGCTTTTGGAAC